AAACTCTTTCAAATCTTCTTTTTCAAGGTTTTCTAAATCACCTTGTTCAAATATCATATCAATAAAGTTTGTTTCTAACTGAACAATTAATTTTGAAGCTTCTTCAATTGATTCTTTACACTCATCTAATAATGTAGGATATTCATTACACATTTCTCTGAATAATTGACAACCCATCTTAGAATGTAGAGATTCATCTCTTACAGACCATTTCATTTGTTGTCCGATACCTTTTAGTAGATTTCTCATTTGGAATGAGTAGAGTACTGCAAATGAAGAGTATAGAGATACTCCCTCACTAAATGCAGAGAAGATTGCTAAACTTCTACCAACTTCCTGTCTTGCCTGTGGATTTGTTGCCAAATCTTCATGTGTCCATTTAGCGGTAGTTGAAGTTAGGAGTTCAAACTTCTCAGCAACTGCAGGTTCGTGCAGAAAAGCTGAGAAATCATCCAACCCTAATGTTTCATTTAAGTATGAATATGCAGTAGCATGAATTGTTTCTTGTGAACCAAACATCATCGCCATCTGTCTTATCTCGTGTTTAGGAAACCAATCGGTAACCATATTAGTCCAATAATCAGAAACTGCACATTCAGTTTGAGCAAAACCAAGTAAGATATTCCCCACTAGATTTTTCTCAGCAGGTGTTAATCGTTCATTCCAATCTTTAACATCCCCTTGCATTGGGATTTCGGTATGTAACCAAAATGCTTGGGCCTGTTTCAACCAACCTTCTGTATAGTAGATTGGATATTCGAATGGTTTAAACGGAATTCTTTCTTGAAATATTTTACTCATCTCTCGTATCCTTTATTATTTAGATTCTTCTACTGAAGCTTTTCTATAATCGGTTACAAGTTTCTTAATTTCACCAATTGCTTTTCTAGCTCTTGATTTAGCAGCTTTAGTAGTGCCATTGTGTTCTGCTTCGAATTGAGTATATAACTCTGTAATTTGTTCGAAAATTTCTTGTGAATTTGCCATAAAATTTATTTCTTTTTAATTGTTAAGTAAATCTACCATTTGATATGGTAGGTGAATATAATTATCATATATATTCAAAAACGAAAAACTTTTTTCGTTAATTTTTAAAACTTTTTAATTTTGTTACACTAACTTATTTTTTTTAATGGGTGTAATAACTTTTTGATACACTATGACCAAAAATTCGTTGATGATTTGTTAATTTTAACCCTTTCATTTTTTTGTTCATTATATGGATTATCTTTCTCATATTGAATACGAGCAGTTGATATTTCCATATATTCTTCTTCTCTTTCTATACCTACAAAGTCAAACCCACCTCTTACGGCTGCTTTACCAGTTGAACCACTACCCATAAAAGGGTCTAAAGTAGTTCCACCTTTTGGAGTAACCAAACAAATAAGGTATAACATTAGGTCTGTTGGTTTAACTGTTGGGTGGTTGTTTCCATCAACTCCTTCGTTTCTATCAGTTTTAGAAGTTTTTGGACAATAGAAGAAACGAGATGCTCCATCAGTATCACCACTTTGTTCATCAAGTATCTTACCTGCTTCTTCATCAAAGATTATGTTTGCAGGAAATCTACCAAGAGCTTGTCCTTTTGTTTGATGTGTTTCTTGTTTTTTACTATCACCATACTTTCCCTTACTTATTGCAGATTCAGCACTTCTGCTGTGATTGGTTATAACTTCATCAGTTCCTATTCTGCTCTCATCTATGTTTATTCCACCTGTTTCCCATTCTAATACATTCTGTGCAACTGAACCTTTGAAGGGTTTTCTTGCCATCACTATTGGTTCATGTGCAGGTTTTAGAGCAGTTCCCCATCCTTCGTATTCATCTACTTTCTTACCGATGTTATATGATTTAGGAAAGCCACTTCCATAAATCCACATGATTTGGTCTCTTATCTCAAACCCAGAATCTTCTACTCTAACTGCCATTCTGTGATACGTTCTTGAACCAGCGAATGATAAAAGATGACCACCTGGTTTTAGAACTCTATAACATTCTTCCCATATTTCTTGGGAGGGAACATCGTAATCCCATTTTTTACCCATAAAAGATAAACCATAAGGTGGGTCTGTAACAATAGAATCAATACTATTATCATCAAGTTCTTTAAGTTTATCTAAACAATCTCCTAATAATAATTTCATAATTACCCCATATTTTCTACATATTTCTTATGTAGAAGTTTCTTTGTTTCTAATTGACCACTTGCTGCTTCTTTCTGTGCAATCACCCCATCTGGTGATGTTCCATCATACACTTCAATGTAACCTGTGTTAGTATCCATTTTACAAGGAAATGTAATTCCATCTTGCCCAAATCTGTTCTTCATAACATGAGCTCTTGCAGTATTATTCAACTTATCTTTTGATTTTCTACTCCAACTCATAATGAAATCTGCATTCATAACTTTTGCGTATGAATCTGCAATCTTATCTGCTTCGATAACTTCTGAATCAATTGCTGAACGATTGGTTTGAGATGCGGTCCAAATTGGAATTTCCAATTCACCACCCATACCACGAAGGTCTATATAAACTCCCCCTTGTTCTTGGTAAGTAGAGTCAACAGACTTACTAGAATTGGAGAGAAGTAAATCGGCATAATCTACAATAATAAGGTCAGGCTTATTACCAAGTGTAGTCATCTTCTCAATGTGTTGTTGTAACTTTTTTACATTAACACCCTTTGGTGGAAAGTACTTAATAAGTAATTTTCCTTTAAGATTAGTGATTTTACCTTTTACTTCTTCTTGTTTATCTCTTAAATCCGCCGATGGTATTTGAGTAAATACAGTATCATATCTAGCACCAACATAGTGTTCTGATAATTCCATACTATAATGTACTACACTCAAACCTTTTCGTACAGCCTCTGCACCAAGTGCAGTAAGTATCCATGTCTTTCCAACACCCGAAGGTGCAACTACTACTCCAAGTTCACCAGGTCCTAATCCACCATCCATTAAATCATTGATTGGCTCCCATCGAGTTGGAACAGTTGAACGTTTTAAATCTTCCATACGTTCATCATAATCCAAAACATAATCCATACCTAAGTTGGTTTCATTACCAACCTTCATTGCATCATCTACTAAATCTTTGATTCTATCATAAGAACCAGCTTGTAGTAAATCAACTGAACGTAGGATTACATTTTTAAGATTTTGATTTATACAGAATTCTCTAAATTCATTCTTTATGTAATCTAAATCTACATTACCAATTTGTGTATGAACATGCTTCAGTTGGTCAACAACTGTTTTCTTTAGAATATCATTATCAACTTTTGATAATTGTGATTTAAATACATCAAGTGTAGGAGGTTTTCTGTACTCATTATGATACTCAAGTATCTCAGATATAATCCACTTGTTAGCATCATTCTCAAAGAACTTAGGAGTGGTTATTTCTCCAATTGTATCTAAGAACTTACCATCAGTAAGAAGTGCAGATACTACTTTACTCTGAAATGATTGCCCATATTTCGATAAAGTATCTATTTTTTGTTCTTGCATTGACTCTTTTTAAAACTTATGTAAAGATACGAAAATTATTTGAAGAATACAAATTAATCTGTAATTAAATTTCCAAATGTATCTTTTAACCAGGAATTTAAATCCCCAAACTTATCTGTAACCTTGTATTTCATACATACTTTAAGGAAATCTATTTTATTTAATGGAAGTACATCTTCATTAAATCTATCTAAAACTGACATTTTTATTTGACCAGATATATCCACATCCTTAAGTTGCATTAATTTTTCATTCATTACGATTTGTTCTCTAGCATCAAGAATATCATTGTAAAGTTTTATTTTACCTTTGGTTTCTTCTTTCTTTTGTTCTGCTAATTGAAACAAATCATTAATTGATAATTCGGTATCCTCTTTTAACTCAGGAAACCTCTTTAGAAGAGTTTTAATACCACATCCATATACACCTGGTATGTTATCTGATTTATCCCCATCAAGTACTCTGTAAAGTAATAAATTCTTTGGGTCTAAACCGAATTCTTCTTTGATTCTGTTAGTGTTATAAATTTTCTTTTTAGTAGGAGACCAAACGATAGTTTTATCATCAACTAATTGAAGAAAATCTTTATCAGTTGACATAACTACCGCTTGTTCATCTTCTTTTAAAATCTGTGTTGGGATGTATGCCATAACATCATCCGCCTCTACACCATCATATATCATAGTTGTGACAGGAAGTTCGTGTAGCATTTCCATCAACCAAACGAATTGACGTTTCATTGATTCACGCTCATCTTCCTCGTTCATCATATCTGCGTACTGACGATTAACTCGAAGTTTATTTTTATCTCTTCCAGCTTTGTATTCACCATAGATTTTTTTCCTACTTTGAGAACCATTCTTACCATCAAATACAACAACAACACGAGTCGGTTGAACTTGTCTGATTGCATATCCAATAGAACGTAAGACACCAGTTACACCTGCAACATGGTCTCCATCATCGTTCATAGTTGGAATAGATGTCCAACATCTAATAAATGTATTTAACCCATCAATAATTAATACACGAGAATTCTTGTGTTTATTGATATTTTGAGTTCTATCAGTTTCAACTGACTCTAATATGTTCTTGTATAGTTCTTTCATGTAAGAAGTTCTTTGCTCGTTGGTTCTTGGTTTTCATAATATTCTAATGCTTCTAATCTATCTAATGCACCAGATAGAAGTTCTAACGCTTCTTCTGCATTTTTATAGAAATCTTCAGTAGAATGGTCACCAATACCAACCGCCTTCTTATCTAATAAGTCGAGAGATAATAGTGCCTTAGCTTTATCAGCTTCGGCACTTTTTCTCAACATAGTAATTAATTTACTCATGTTACTCAGGTATTAAATTAGGGTCATGTTCTAATGCTTCAATATCTTTGGTATCTGATTTATATTGTAAGATTTGTACCTCACATATCTTTTTATAAATCTGTTCTCTAATTTCTTCTCTTTCTTCCATCATATCTATGAAATCCTTAGATTGAAATTTAAGTTCTTCACCAGTTTCAGTATCTACATAAGAGTACCATGCACCTGCTTGTTTTACTATTTTGTTTTCTTTCATTACCTTTAACCACGAACCGTAGTTATCGATACCTCTATCAAAGTAGATTTCAAAATCAGTTGAACGTAATGGAGGACCCATTCTGTTCTTAACTACTTGACATCTTACTTTCATACCAACAATCTTATCGTTACCACCAATCTTCATTTTGATTTGACCAGTACCTTTTAATCTTAATCGTACAGATGCATGGAAAGCAAGAGCTTTTCCACCACTTGTAGTCCAAGGGTCACCGAACGGCATTGCGTTCATCTTTTGTCTAAGTTGATTAGTGTAAACTAACAAGATTTTCTGTCTACCAATCATATTGGTAATCTTTCTCATCGCTTTCGAGATGATGATTGCTTTATCAGTAGCGTAACCATCTTTACCATAATCAGATGCAAGTTCAGCTTGTGTTGAAGCTGCTGCAACTGAATCTGTTACAATAGTTACCAATCTATCTTTTGATGTTTCTCGAACCTTTTCAATAATTGTTTCAGTCATATCAAAGATTTGTTCAACTGAATCTGCTGATACATAAAGAAGTTTAGAAACATCCACACCGATAGCTTCTAAAAATTCTCTACTTACTGCAGTTTCAGTA